TAACTGTTGACGTGCGCACAATCGCTGGACAACAGGACCTCAGCCGCCAGGCAATCGAGCGTGGAACTGGTATCGACACTTTCGTCGTTGCAGACCTAGTTCGTTCATGGCACACCACTCTTGACAGCCAAATCCTAAACGGTGCTGGCACTTCAGGAACAATCAAAGGCATTCGCAACTCAGGTGGCAACGCAGTTACTTTCACATCAACTGCACCAACTGTTGCACTCCTTTACCCAAAGCTAGCTGATGCGTTGCAGCAAGTACAAAGCAACGTCTTCACAACACCAACACACTGGATTATGCACCCACGTCGCCTAGCATTCTTGCTAGCTGGCGTTGACGGTTCAAATCGTCCACTTGTTGTACCAGCAGCGGGCGCACCAATGAACGCTGTATCAACTGGCGCTGGAGTTGCACAGTATGCAAACTCAGGCTATCAGTTGCTCGGACTCCCAATCATCACAGATGCAAGCGTAGGCACAACCTACGGCACAGGCACAAACCAAGACGAAATCTACTTGGTTGACAGCCGTGAAATGCACCTATGGGAGCAACCAGGCACACCGTTCGCACTACGCTTTGATGCAACTGCCCCAGGCAACTTGACCATCAAGACCGTAGTCTATGGATACGCAGCGTTCACCGCAGAGCGTTATCCGTTGGCCGCTTCCATCATCTCAGGAACTGGTCTAGCTGCACCGTCCTTCTAAATCGAAGGCTCGGCACTAAAGTACAAGTGCAAGGCAAGTGGGACTCCCCCGACTCATTTGCCTTGCACCTCTTAGGGGGAGAGTATGAAAGCAAGCCACAAAATATCTATTGGGGTCTGTGACCCTGGCATGGTGAACGGCGATTTCGCCTTTCGCATGATTCAACTCGCACAATCGCGGTCTTCTAGGCTTGGTCCGTTTGTGCGTACCAAAGGCTCGGGTCTGCTTAGCAAGCTACGCAACCGAGTAGTTAAGTCTTTTCTCGACGACACCAACTCCGATTGGCTTTTGCTGATCGACGCTGACGAACAACTGTCGTTGCAAGCATTCGACCAACTCATCAACACTGCACACGACAAAGAGCGACCAGTAATAGCGGGCTTGTACTTCGGGGCTTGGGACGCCAATAAAAACCTTTACCCTGTGCCCGTGCCACTAATATTCAAAGACACACCCAAAGGCTTTGCACCTATCAACGACTACCAACGCAACTCGATCTTCGAGGTTGACGCTTGCGGCACTGGGTGCATGCTTATTCATCGCAGCGTGCTTGAAAAAATGCGCGAAGCTGCAGACCCAAATCAAGGGACCGACTGGTGCTGGTTTTGGGACGGGCCCATCAACGGCGAGTGGATAAGTGAAGACCTGCTTTTTTGCCGCAGGATTAGACAACTAGGCTTTCCGATCTACGCAAACACTGCGGCCATCTTGCCGCACCAAAAGACTTACTGGCTTGACGAGAGGCACCACATTGACAGGCAGCTCAACAAAGACAGCTAGAGAAAAGGACACAACGTGGCTCTAACCAACTGCTATTGCACCCTGTCTGATCTGAAGACCTCACTCGCAATCGAGGACATTCAAGACGACACTGGGCTTGAAGCTGCGATTTTGACTGCTAGCCGCATGATTGATGACTACACAGGCAGATTCTTTTACCGAGATGGCACCACAGCAGCGCCTGTGACTCGCTACTATACACCCGACAGTTGGTATATTACCAACTTAGATGATTTTGTCTCTCTTAATCAAATCGCGCTAGACGACGATTTTGACCAAACCTACACTACTATTCTTGCGACTAGCGATTACTTAATCGACCCAGTCAACAACGCACGGCGCGGTTGGCCATACACTCGCATTACCGCTATCGACCGCTACATTTTCCCTTACGCTTACCCGCAATCAGTTCGAGTCCAAGCCGTTTGGGGCTGGCCCTCAATTCCAGCCGAAATCGCTATGGCGACCAAGATTCAAGCTTCACGCCTCTTCATTCGCCGTCAATCCCCGTTCGGTATTGCAGGCACTCCTGAGCTCGGCACAGTTCGTCTGACGTCTCGGCTTGACCCAGATGTTGAAGCCTTAATCCGCCCGTTTAAAAAGATGAACGGACTTGTCGCGTGATTCCAAGTGAGATCAGAGAAGGCCTCAAAAAGAATCTCAGCGACATTGATGGGCTTCGGTGCTACGACCAAGTCCCTGATGTCATCGTTCCACCATGCGCAATCGTTGGGCAACTCGATTTCACTTTCGATCTGAACAACGCCCGCGGCCTCGACCAGTCGAATCTTGATGTGTTTGTTATCGTTCAGCGCTTTTCGGAGCGGACTGGACAAGACAGACTGGACAAGTACCTAACTGGTTCGGGCAACTATTCAATCAAGGCAGCCATAGAGTCCGACAGGACTTTGGGCGGCGCGTGCAACACCCTGCGAGTCACATCTGCAGAATCTGGCACTTACCAAACGGGCGACATAGACTACCTGTCTTACCGTTATCGAATCACTGTATGGGGTCAAGGAGACTAACCATGAACTACACCATCGCCTCGGACATTTTCGAGGTCGGCAACAAGAAAAAAGGCGAGCAAATCGCCACCAAAGAATTGCTTGAAGCTGGATGCAACATCGCTGCGCTTGTTAGTGGTGGGCATCTTTCTAGCAATAACTCAACTAAGCCACAAGCAGAAGGAGCCGCAGAATAATGGCCGCTTTAGTCCTTACGAATGCATACATCACAATCAACTCAGTCAATCTGAGTGACCACATCGCTAGCGTCACTTTGACGACGGCAGATGATGTCATTGAGACCACTGCTTTTGGTTCAACCGCTCGCACAAGAGTCGCAGGGCTTGGAGACAACTCAGTAGCACTTGAGTTCCACCAAGACTATGCAACTAGCAACGTGGAAGCGACAATCTACCCGCTGCTTGGCGCAACAACCTCAGTCGTGGTCAAGCCGAATGGCTCCTCAACTGCAGCCACCAACCCCTCATACACTTTCACAGCGTTAGTGTCCGAGTGGACCCCGCTTAATGGAGCCGTCGGAGAGCTTGCAACGGCAAGCGTTACCTGGCCTATTAGTGGCGACATCACAAAGGCGGTCTCATAGTGGCACGCATAGTCCTCACCAACGTCGCCGTCACATTCGGCACCACAGACGTTTCAAGCTACGTTACTTCGGTGACGCTCGGCTCGAATTATGATGTAGTCGAGACAACGGCTTTCGGCAACACAGCCCGCACAAGAGTCGCAGGACTTGCGGACAACAGTGTAACCTTGGAGTTCAACCAAGACTACGCGACCAGTGCTCTAGAAGCCACTATCTACCCAACACTTGGCACAGGGGTCTCAATGACCGTGCGCCCAGTTGCTGGCGTTTCACCCGCATACAGTTTCACCGCATTGGTTTCCGAATGGACTCCGCTTAATGGAGCCGTCGGCGAACTTGCAACTGCCTCGGTCACCTGGCCGATCAGCGGCGTTATCACAAAGTCATAACCTAACAAGGGGGCACAAATGGACGGCTTATCAGTTAAAGTTAAAACCACAGAAGGCGTTGAGGCTTCATACAAACTGACACCTCGAGTCATCGTTGCTTTCGAACAACAGTACGGCAAAGGAATGCCGAAGTTGTTGGGCGAGGAGCAAAAAATCGAACACGTTTATTGGTTAGCTTGGAAATCGATGCAAGCCAGCGGCGTGATAGTGAAGCCATGGGGTCCAGAGTTCTTAGACACCATCATCACTGCAGAGCTGGACTCTGACGCGTCTTTCGAATCCACCGAGATAGCTTAACGTACACAGTCGCCGCTATCTCGGTGGAGACTGGCATATCTCCGATTGACTTGCTTGATGCCCCCGAGGGGGTACTCGAAGCAATAACTGCTTATCTGAAAGAACGGGCGAAAAAACATGGCTGAAGCCGAAAGCGACATCATTCTCATAGGAATTGAGCCTACTTTGACCGCTTTGAAGGCTTTTGACAAGCAAGCGGTCAAGAACTTCAACTCGGTTATCAACTCTATCCTTTCTGACGCAGAACGTGCAGCTCGCGGCTTTGTCAAATCTGACCCGCCGATGAGCGGCTGGAAAACAACCGAGCCACTTAGGCCCAAAAAGACCACTCGCGGTGGTGCTGGCTGGCCACCATACAACCAAGGCGTGATTCAGCAAGGTATTCGCAAATCCAAGGCACAAGGCAAAGTCCGAAAAGATTACACTACCAGCGCTGGTGCACTCATCAACGAGTCCGCAGCTGGTGCAATTATCGAAGTTGCGGGTCGCAAATCAGGCGGCACAGGCAGCGGCATTCAGTTTATTCGCAATCTAACCGACGAGATTAGAAACCCATCGCGTTTGATTTGGCGGGCTGTAGATGAGCGCAAGAGGGCTGCACAAATGAAGACTCTAGCAGCACTAGACGACGCCAAAGCCATCTTACAAAAGAACTTAGACAGAGAGGCAGCATAACATGGCAGTCGGCGCGGTAATTGCTCGCATTCTCACCCAGTATTCAGACAAAGGCACCAAAGCTGCTGTCAAAGACATTACAAGAATGGAAAAGCAGTTCGGCAAGTTTGCCAATAAGGCAGCGAAGTCTTTTGGCTTAGCAGCTCTTGCGGCTGGTGCTTTTGCCGTTAAGGTCGGTAAAGATTCTGTGCAAGCCGCTATCCGCGCAGAAGCCGAGCAAAACAGACTCAACCAAATCCTGCTTACAACAAACGGCGCCACTGCCGAGCAAGTCAAGATTCTTAATGCACAGGCCGAAGCGCTTGAAAAAGTCGGTGTTGTGTCTGCTGGCAACGTCTCTGTGGTTCAGTCACAGCTTGCCACATTCGATTTACAAGCCTCATCTATCCAGGCGCTGACTCCAGCGATTTTGGACTACGTAACTGCAGAAAAAGGCGCAACAGCGTCCGCTGACCAGTTCAAGACCATGACTAACGGCCTTGCACAAGCCCTGAACGGGCAATTCGGTGCGCTGACTAGGGCTGGCTTCGTACTCGACGACCAAACCAAGAAGTTAATATCAAACGGCACAGAAGCAGAACGAGCCGCCGCAATCGTCAAGGTGCTCAACTCTACTTATAAAGGATTTAACGAGGAGTTGCGCAAGACTCCTGAGGGTGCGATTATCGCACTTAAGAACTCATTCGAGAATGTCAAGACCACACTGGGCAAAGCAATCTTGCCAGCGTTGGTGCAGTTTGTGGATTATTTACAAAAAGACATTTTGCCAGCTTTGCAGAAGTGGGTTGAACTCAACGGGCAAAAGCTTGCTGCTGCATTCCAGCTTGCAATCGGTTACGGCATAGCATTTGGCAAGTTAATGTTCGAGATATTCTCATTCGTGGCCCGCAACACAAAAGTGTTTGTGACGCTCGGCGCCGTCATCGTAGCAGCATTCTTTGGCGCAAAAACGGCAGCTGCCGTGGCTGGACTTATCAAGGGAGTGCAGGCAATCATCAAGGTGATGAAAGCTCTGCGCACGGTTTCACTCGCGTCAGCTGCAGCCACTGCACTAGCAACAGGCGGCATCTCTGCCGCAGCAGGTGCAGCCGCATTCGGCGTCGCACTTGTCGGCATCGGTATCGCAGCCAACAAGTTCAACAAAGACTCTGACAAAGCCGCAGACGCTATGGGCAAGTTTAAGTTCGACATGAAGGGCGTTAAAGAAGAGACCATCAAGTACAACGCGGCCCTCGACAAATCTGCCAGCAAGCAAGACGAACTGAACAAAAAGAACAAGGCGCTGAAGGGCATGGACGACCCAATCACAAGGGAAGCCGTTCGTCAGAACCTGCTTAAGCAAAAGAGGCTCGGCATCTCTAGCCCGACCATATCACTGCTAGCTTCTGCTGGTCACGGCAATATCGCAAAGAACACCACTATGAACGGGGGCAACATCACGGTAAATGTCGCGGGCTCCGTGGTATCGCAAGGAGATCTCATTAACGGTATTAAAAACGGCCTAGCCACGCTAATGCGCCGTCGTGCGGGCAGTCAGTTCGCGGTACTCTAATGCCAGCTAACGCACCCACACTCACAGTCGCATTCGGCATTGGCGGCTCATTTACCAACGTCAGCGCTGATCTGCTTCTCGAGGTTGACATTCGCCGCGGCCGTCAATTTCAAAATGACTTTTTAGAAGCTGGTACTGCAGCTGTCATCTTAAACAACCAATCTGGTGCTTTCGACCCGAGCAATACCTCAAGCCCGTGGTACGGCACTCTAATCGCTGGCATGCAGGTTCGTATCACTGGCAACGCTACCGTCATATTCACAGGCTTTCTTGAGGATAACGCGGTCAACCAAGGCATTTACCCGACCGTTTCGCTTACTTTTGTGGACGGCTTGGCTCAGATCGCCAAAGCAATCGCTCCAGCACTTGCCACTAGCGATTTCTCAGAGACCGCGGCTCTTAGAGCGGCACGCGCACTCGATCTCGCAGACTGGCCAGGGGGTGGTTCTCGTAGCCTAACTGGTACGACCGTCATGCAAAAGACAAAACAGAACATGAGCTGCCTCGAGATGCTCGAGCAGTGTGCGAACTGTGTCGGTGGCCGTTTCTACGTCAGCCGCACTGGAGTTGCCACTTTGGTGGGCATCGCAGACAAGTTCACCCGCCCGACTAGACTTTTATTCTCAGATCAAGGCGACGCCAACAGCGTCGGCTATGACGGTCTGATCACCAACCCTGGCACTGACTATGTGTACAACGAGGCCATCGTGTTTCGCGGTCCAAAAAAGGCTCAAAAAACAGCCCGCTACACCTCTAGCGTTTCAACCTACGGCCTAAAGTCCAAAAAACTAGACGCTCCGATCTTAAATGAGACCAGCGCTGCTAACCTAGCGCTATACGCTGCACGCAAAGACGCAGACGCCACGGTTTTGGCTGAGCAGATTGATTTTACAGCCATCGGTATCGGCGCTCTTGCTACTGACATGCTAGAGACAGAGCTTAATGACCTAGTTCAAGTCAAGCGCCTGACCTACGACGGCCGCAACATTACTATTAACAGCGTGGTTGAGGGCCTTGCCCACTCGATTACTTCTGACAACTGGCGCGTCAGCTACTTTACCTCGGTAGTTGACCCTTACACGATTACGATTTAGGGGGAGCGATGCCACTTTGTCCGCAAATCACAATCACGCCAATCACCGTCACTTCAACTGGCATGACTCAGACTTCTATCATTCCGAT